TGGCCCAGTAGAACCAGCTGCGCGATGTGCTCCAAAATAGTAACGGCCTCCAGCAGCTACGTTTTCTGAGGTGCCAACTTGTGTTCCGTTGATGTAGAAATTGACTTGACGGGTGGCTAAATCACCTCTCCACTCAACACCAAGAACATCACCAGTGCTGTAAGCAGTTAATCCAGTTTGAGAGGCTGTTGTGTTTTCATTGTAAATGTTGTTATTGCCTCCAAATTCAGAATAAACAATACCAAAGGCGTAATCGTTATCATTAGCAGCACCCTTTTCAAATTTATCCTCAGCATCCCAAACACCAGCAGCAAAACGATCGCCAGCTGTTCTAATAAATTCGCAATATAGATGTTCGTCTGGTAGCTCTTGCGTAGCCCAAGCTATGCCGTTGTTAAAGTTATCGGCGTCTAAATTAGCTTGGTTAAAAGTAGGCTCATCGTTATTTACAAGCGAATTGTATGTTGAGTAATTACTCGTCGGGGTATCAAAAAAATCTACGTCGTTGTCGTTGTTGTCTAGTAGCGCTACAAAACCCGAACCTGTATCAACTTCTACTTGATAAACCTGCGTGTTTGCAGTGTTTCGCCTAATAGCGACTTCAGTAACCGTTGAAGGAGGTGAGCTAATTACAATATAACTACCACTTACTGAGGTAGTTGCAACACTGCCGTTAACCCGTGTCTCAGCAATTTCAGAGGTTTGGCCCGTCATCAATATACGCAAGCCAGACACGCTATTGATCGTATAAGTTAAATACCAAAAACCACCACCAGCCTCATCCACTTGCGTGCCACCAATAGTGTCGCCATCAAAAGCACTCCCACGATTGATTAGCGTCGATGTTCTGTTGCTAGCGGTGCTCTCATAGCTAGTCCCACTGCCTGCTTCAAAAGCGCTATACAGCGCAACATCAGCCTCGTCAAAACTAGCTGAGGTCCAGTGATTATTTTCACCACTTGAGTCAGTTCCAATGCCGTTGGGACTTTGACTGCTGTCAAAAGTTAAATGGAAACCATTTAGATCGCCAGTGTCATTAAAATCACCTGTGTAATCCTGCGGCACCCATACACCGTCATCGTTGTACCGACCAAACTCATCAACAACACCATTCGTATCACCAATCGCAATGCCATCGAGAAAAAAAGTTTCAGCGAGATAACCATCAAGGGAATCGCTATTTCCAGGTCGTCTACCTATTCTGTGAGTGTCAGACTGGTTAATTCCAAAAACATCACCAGTGCCTGGGTTGCTAATAGAGTCCCAGTCTGTAATTTTACTGCCATTAACATAGAATCTAATTCTATCATTTGCGGTGGCGTTTGTAATATCACAAACAACGACAATGTGATACCAGGCATTAAGATCACGGAACCTCATATCCGTTTGCCTAAAGACGGTGGAATGACCTTGCAGAGTCAACCTGTCAGCGCTTATAAACATTATCTGTGTAGTCTGTGCATCAGAAGCTCCACTACTACATCCAAACAATCCTTGCGTACTATCAAGCTTGCTTCTCTTCACCCAAGTGGCAAAAGTCCAGGTTCTACGGTCACCACTTGCAGATGGAGTTCGATCAAGTGAGGCAGTGCTGCTGGAGTAGCGCAAACTCTGATCAATAGTTTCGCCAAGGTCTGCCGCTGCGCCTTGAGCACCGCTTGCACCCTGAGCGGGCGAACTTGCACCGATAAGAAGACTCATGAGTAGTTCAGGGTTGCGACTGCGTGAATGGAGGTTGAACTGCGGACAATGTAATCAATGCGGTCCACGGCGCTTGCGGTGGTGGTCAAAGTTGGTGCAGTACCACCAGCAAATTCCCAATCCGACCCGTATGTCAGCACACGGCTGCCCGTGCCGTCTTGGACCACAAAAATAGTTCCGGCTTGGCCTGGCTCTTTGTTGCTTGGGTTGCCTAATTCACGATTGCCCCCGAGCGTGACGGTAAAGAAGTTGCCGGTAGCTAGGTCGGCCGTAATGGTCGCCCCATCGGTCAGCGTCTGAATGTCGCTGTAAGCAGAGGTGACCTCTGAGCGGCCGTTGCTGTGAATCCGCAGCCGTTCGGTTAAAGCGGTGTCGTCGTTGACACTAAAGATCAGATCGCCACGATCGTCGTCTCCTGTGCCGTCATGTGACGCTTGAATTTGAGCAAGCGTGCTAACTTCGGTCCCACTCCGAGTGCCATCAAAAATAATTCGGGTCTCTCGGCTGCCTTCTGTGTCCTCGGTTGATGTGTTATGCAGCGTTAGATAGGCATTAGCGCCTGCAACCTCTAGCTGTGTGCCAGGGTCGGTGGTGCCAATGCCAACCTGCTGCGTACCAGTAACGCGCAAGGCTTCCGTCAGTGTGCCCGCGTTGTTTGTGCTGATAATGAAGTCAGAGTCAGGCGTTGCGCCTGTGCCGTCTTGGTTGACTTCAATGCGGGCTAGCTCGTCAAGAGTGCCGTCGCCGCGCTCACCTTCAAAAATAATTCGCGACTCACGGCCGCCGTCAACATTTTCCTCTGTGTTATTCCTTAACGTGATATAAGGTGCTGTGCTTTCTAGCTCAAGCAGCGTGCCAGGAGCGTTGGTGCCGATGCCAATGCTGTCAGCAGAGCCGTCTACAAAGAACAGGTTGACGTTGGTGTCGCCCTCAACTCGAAAGTCAAAAGAAGCGCCATCCTCATTGAAGACAATCGCGCCAGTACCAAACTCGGCACGCTCTACGCCAGCAGTAGCAATGTTGATCGTGTCAGCGGCACTGCTGTAAAAGCCAGTGTTGGTGTCATCGGCAAAAGCCAAACCAGGCGTGCCAACTGCGCCGTCTTCAATCAGCAGGGTGCCGTCTAACTCGCGCAGCGTGATCCAAGCGTCGTTTGCGCTGTTTCTAATCTTGAGCTGGTTGTTGGTTGTATCTGCCCACCACTGAAACGCAAACGTCGTACCAGGACTGGTCGTTCCAGAATTGTTGCTAACAATTGCGTCTAGGACATTATTCAAATCAGCGCGGACAGCAGCGCCAGTCCCGTTCGCAATATCGTAGTCGTGCTGGGCCATTACACAGCTTTGCCAAAACCAACTACAGAGTAAGTGAAATTACGATCAATTGCCACGTCGCTGCTGTTGTAGAAGGTGATTGTGAAGCCCGATCGGGTCAGATTAGTAATCTGATAGTAATCGCCGCTTTGCATATTTGAAGCGGTAATACCCACGCTCGGCAGGTTGCTATCTTCGCCAAGCACTGCAGCAGTGCCAGTGAAGAAGGCCTTGTCAAAGGTGATTGCTTTGGCACCTGCGCCGCTTGCAATTGTTGCGCTGGGCTGCTCAATGCGACGTTGGAAGGTGGCCTCGTAGCCAAGCTCATCAACCAAAATCGACTCAGCTACGTCGTCGCTTGTCAACTGCGTTCGGAATTGGAATCCGCGAGCGCTAAAGGTACCGTTCACAAACTCTTGATAATCATTAAAGGTTGGCGCAACACCGTCAAAATCAATGTAATCATCAACATTGCCCAGGCGTGTGCTCAATGGGTTTTCGGAGGTTGGCTCATCATTAGTTGTGCGCACTTGCAACACGGCATTAACTTGGTCTGCAACAGTGCCGTCAAAATCTGTATAGTCGTCAACATTCCCAGCCCTGTCATCTAATTGATCACTCGGGAAGTGACCTCGTGTTACAAAATGACGTTTTAAGTCAATCGAGAATCGCGCACCGAGATCCAGTATTTGCGCAAACGTGTAAGTACCAGAAGATGCAATATCGCCTGAAAAATCTAGCGAGGCCAAATCATCAAAGTCATCAACGTCATCAATTCGGTCTGTACCGGTAAGGGCCAAAGCGTCAAGACCGCCAAGATATGCAGTGTTGTCGTTTGTGCCTTGGAACGGAGTGTCGTCCTCGTCTTCGCGCTGCCGCTGCACAAGCAAACTGCCAACAGTATCTGGCAACTCAATAATTACGCTAGTTTCTGTTTCGCTGAGTCTGCCGCCGTCATCAGCAAACTTGACAAGCACCTCACCCTCGACAAGAGGAATAATTGCCTCTGTTTGTGAGCCAGCTTTTGCCTTAATTAAATCGACACTGTTGGCCCAAGTGCCGCTGCCATCAGTCTTGCTGCTGTGCTTGATATAAACACGGCCGCCAACCTTTACGTCAAGATCAGTTGTTTCGTCCCAACGTAAGCGACCAGAGTTAGCAGAAATGGCCTCAAAAGTTAGGTTCTGTACTGCTGCCGGCAGACTAAGTTTGCCATTGATGGTTTTAGTAATAGTGCTTGCAGCAGAGCGCTTGCCAAGCGGGTTAATTGCGACAACGCGGAATGTAAATTTGCCTGTCTCGTCTGTTGTAAAAGCAAATGAGTTGTACGGTGTATCGCCAACAGTTTCGTACGCTGAATTGTCGTCAGTTTTGTAGCTGACTTGATAAGCAGTAGCTCCAGCCACGTTTTTCCACGAAATAGTAATTTCGTTGTGTACGCCGTTGCCTAGCTCAACAAGGCGCTCCTCAACGTCTAGTGCTGATGGTGTGGCAGGGGTTTCGTTGAGCAGCGTGATGTCACGCGACTGCAGCTGGGTGCCGTCCTCAACATTGCCGTACTTGCTGGTGTTGTGCTCCAGCGCAATGATTGTATAAAGTTCATCATCCTCAACGATGCTGAGTACGCGGAATAGCTGAGCGTTGAGAGTTGTGGTCTCAATCAAGTAAACCGTTTGTGCTGCTGGGGTTTGGCTAAACGCAGTGCCAATGGAGATAGACGTGCCAGTGCTATCGGTGTCAATCGTGCGCTGCTCAACGCTGCCGTCAGGCAGAACAACACTCAGCGTGTCGCCGTCGCTGACAGTGATTGCAGAATCAATCGTGATTGTTGTGCCGCTTGCAGCTGAGATGCGGCCGGCCTTGCGAGCGCCTGCGCGGACGCTATCCATGACCTTGATAATCTGACCAGGGCGCACAATCGCGCCATCAAGCCCAACTTTGAACGTGCAGGTCTGCGTCTCGTTTTGCTCTTGATACAGCAGCCACTTGCCAGCTCTGTTGGCCTGCCCGCGACTTGTGCAACCGAATGCAGCGGTGCGGATCTCAATGATCCCGTACTTGGCGATAGCGTCTTCATCAGACACATACTCAACTTGCTGCTCAAAGCCGCTGTCAGGGTCAACCCAAGTGACTAGCGCAACGGTGTGCCGCGCCTTGAGTGAGCTGCCCTCGTAATTGAAGTTGCCCTCAATGACGTTGGCATTAGTGAACAGGGCTACAGGGTCGCTAGGACGGTCTTGCGAAAATGCAATTTGTCCGGCTGACCAATAGGCCATGCCACGGAAAATTGACGCAAAGTCTTGAATGACGTTGAACGCTTCGTCGCGTGATTGCAGATAGACGTTGCAAAGGAATCTGGCCTCCTGCCCGCCAAAACCATCATCAACAAGCTCATTACAGTATTTACTAATTTCTAAAAGTGACCACTTGTCTACTTGCGAGGTAGTAACAAAACGCCCTAAGCCATAACGAGAAGAAGTTATTAGGTCACGCAAGATCCAAGCAGGGTCTGCGCACCATGCAGTCTGAAATGTGCCGTCCCAAACACCGCTATAGGTCAGCCTGCCCGTGGCGCTATCAACCGTGGCGTTGCTTGGGATCTGTACCTTGATGCCCTTAACGTCATAAGCCCGCGTTGGGACTTGCTGAAATTGTGTTGCTTCAAATCGCAGGCCAACAACAGCTGACAGGGGATAACGCAGCTTGCCGTCAATAATTTGCGTGAAGCTTGAAAACTGCAGCTGCCTAAAATTGGTGGTGCCATCGTGAGCACCAGCTGTTCTCCTAAGGCGTATATTCCAAGGCGCAGACCCAGTCAGCTCAATGCGATGCGATCTTTCATACGCGCTAGTGCATTTACCGTTGACAGTTGCTTCTACTTCGGCGGTATAAGACCCACCACTAGGCTGAATATCAATGGCGTATTCCATTGTGGTCTTTTTCAGGCCGTTGCTGACAACAAACAGCTGAGGAATTGAGACCGTAACAATCAAGGCATCAGCGTCAGGATCAGTGATCGTGCGAATAACCGAATCACCGACATCGTTCCCAACTGATGCGCCGACGCTTGTTACAGATTCAGTGTTAGGGAAGCCTGAGATGTAACTCTGATCTTGCGTGCCAGCGCGAAACTCAAAGTTGTCATAGACAAAGTTGTCAGTGTCATCTGCATTCCTGATAACAGTGTCATCTAGAAGAATTGATTTGCGACCATCGGCATCTACAAAGCCTTCAATCTCCCCTTCGCTGATAAGATCAATAACTCTTACGCTTGACTTACTAAAAAGCGTATTCGCATCATCACTTGCCTGCGGAATAACAGGGGCGGCCTGCTGCACAACAACGGTTTGCTGTACAACGGGCGCGGGCCTTGGATTGCTCTTTTTCTTTTTGCCGCCACCAGCACCGACAATATATTTCTGCATTAGATGTCCTCTACGCTCAAGCCTGCTGATATAACCACGCTACCTACTCTCATGCGGCCATACAAAATAGGAACAGGGTTACCTTGCGCTGTCAGGTTGACCGCACCGTTGAAGATATAAGAAGCGCGGTTGTCTGCAATCTCGTTGTTTTCTGGTGTAAATGAATCGCGAGCGCGTGCGCGGCTGGGGCTTGTTGTGCCGAAGCTGCCAGGGGTATCACTAATGCTGGGCGATAAAAGCTGGGCTGTACCGCCAAGGATCAGTGAAGTACCGATATAGCCAACAGCGCTAGAAACACCCGCAGTCAAAAAGCCGCCTGCGCCTAAGCCAAGGAAGCCAGCGCCTGCAGGGCCAAGCAGAATTGCAGCTGCGATCAAGCCGATCCCTGCAAAGATCTTGCCAACGCCACCGCCAGCACCTTGCAAAACAGGTGTAATGCTGATCTCCTCTAAACGGCCGGTTGGATTGTCAATCTCGTCAAGTGACTGCATAGGGTCTTTACCCACATGCACCATGTACCCAATACCTCGGTCGCCGGCTTCTGACAACTCCTTGTGAAACCCTTCGTAATTAGCAGAAAGCGCCCTAATAGCTTCCGCAGGCGTATTTAGCTCATATACATGTACGCGGCCGAACTTCTTACCTAACTCACCACGCAGCACAATCTTTTTCATAGCCGACTCCTATGACGCAAGATGTGGGTGACATTTTTCATATAGTAACCACTGAGCACATCTCTGCTAGACAGCCGATCGCGCATGTGATGAATAATCAGGTCATCACCCAAATAAATTGCAACATGTGACGGTACTGGCGACTGCAGTTGCATCAACAGTGCATCACCGGCCTGTGGTTCCGACTCAGGGTCAACAGCAACAAAGTCCTCGTTTTTGAAATTGTCAACAAAAGTGTTCATGCCCTTGTTCCACCACTCGCCGTGTCGCTCGTAATCGGACAGCTCAAGCTGCATGTTTTCCTTATACCAATCGCGGGCTAGGGCATAGCAATCAAGCGTCCCGTAGCACCACTCACGGCCAACTAGCGGTGTCTTGTATCCGGTAGGGCGGTAATGCTTCCAGCGATCAACTGCAACGCCATAGATTGACCAGGGCAGGCCAGATGCCTCCATCGCAGCAGTGTCGGCCATGCTCGCGTTGGGGTGGCAGTTGGGATGCGAATGCACAACAGCAACAATCTCGCCTGCGTCATCTGCAGCTGCGTAGTCGTGCGGGTCAAGCACAAACTGGTCTTCCTCAGTTGCAATGTTGTTGCATTTCCAATACCGCTCGCGTCCCTTGACAATCACGACAAGCCCACAGGACTCAGCCGGCGCGTCTTCCTTAGCATGCGCTTCAGCAGCTGCCTGCGTAGCCTTGTTCATCCAATCAGACCAGCGCTTGGGAAGCCGCCATAAGGCAACTCATTGGTTGCTCCAAACCGAGCCTCACAACCGCTAAGGCGATGCGAGCAAACATCGTCAGCTGAGTCATCAACAGGTTGATCGTTGATGTCAAAGAAATTAGAGCCTGAATAGCCGCAGCCTTCACCCTTGTAAGTCCAGGGGCAAATGTTTTGGATTATTTGACGACGCGGCAACTTGACGCCTGCGACATCAAACGTGGCAGCTAGCTCAAAGCTCACAACATCACGGTTCTCAAGGCTCTTGCGGTCAACGATGTAAACCTCTCGTGCAAACTCGGCGTAGGGATCAGCATCGGCGTTTGTGCCGCTTGTAAAGTTGGCAGCGTCAAGGTATTTCTTCAGCGTCCTAATCCTTGTAACCGTCGCTCCTACAAGGTCGTTGTGATCAACAACAAGAGTTGTCGCCAAACTCAAAATGTTGCTGATTGTGATTTGTGGGCGCGGTAGCTGGCCCTGGCCCTCGTACTCAAACCCGTTGGCCTCAATCGGATACCGGCTATAGGTGTTGCTGTTCCAAACAATGTCGCCATCAATGTCTTGATTGACGCCGGCATGAAAGCGATAAATCTGATCTACGCCAATACTGCTAGCTGTGCCGTCTAGCTCAAACAGCTCAATGACAGCGCTTGGCGCCATCTTGTTCAGTTCCTCGCCAACGGAACTTACGGCTTCCCATGTGACAGTGCCGTCTTCAACCGTAATTCCACGGACAATTGGCCATGGCGAAGGCTCCGTTGTCGCACTGTTGCCAGCGACCGTGCAACGGAACACAAGTCCGCTGCTTTGGACCGTTGTGGCACGGCGAACGTCACCAACAGCAAATGCAGTGCTAGCAGTCCAAGCAGTGAAGGCCATTTACGGTTCAAACACCTCTTCAAAGGTGGCAGTGATGACGCTGATGTCGGCATACTGGTGCTCCCGCTGCCACTGGCGACACACCCACTTGTAGGTGCTGCTGTCTTCTATAGGGCTCCAGTCAAAAGATTCAACCCCATTGCGTGCTTCAAAAAACGTCTCAATAGCGTCAGCGTTGCTGTTGCTTAGTGCAGACCAGCGCAGATCCCAAGTTTTAGGGTCTTGATTAATACCAAAGGCGATGCGCTGCTCATAGCCATCACCAAACTTGGCAGTACGAACCTTGGGCTCGCTTTTGCGGCGTGCACCAAAGTCAGGCGTTGTAGCGCCAGTTGTAGTGCCAACCGTGCTGTCGTCAAAAGTAGCCATTATGCGAGCAAGCCTCCAGGACGTTTCTGCTTCAGCAGCTCTTGACGGACGGCAGTGCCAATAGCTTCGCCAAGACGATTAGCGCCTGGTGTATCACCTTGAACTGCTGTGCCTTGCGCATCAACATTCACGATGACTTTGGCGCCCTCACCCTGCATTTTAACTGGGATAGTGCGACCGTCAGGCAGGGGCACGATTGCCTCGGGGCCTGCTTCACCAGCAATACTTACGCCGCGTGTGATGCCGCCTTTGGCGAAACCTGGCAGCGGCACACCGTAAAAAGATTGTGCGCCTGATGCGCCCGCAAATTTGCTTGGGCCTCCACCAAACCCAGGCATGTCTGGGAACTGGCCAGGCTTTGCAACTTGGAATTTTGTATAGTCGGTTGTGTCAACAGTATTAGTGCCAAACCCAATTGCCTGCATCAACGACTTCATCACAACCTGCTGCATGATGATGCGTGCCATGTCGCGCAACAAACTGGCTGCAAACTCGCGGAAGTTGAGCGTGCCATTAACAACAAGGTTTGTGATGCCATCGCTGATGCCTTGCAGGCCAACTGTGGCCAACTCTTGAGCTGCACCTAGAGCCCCCTTCAGGCTGTCAGTGAACTCGTCAGCGCCTACACGCAAAGCTTCAAACGGCGTTTTAGGGCCTTCTCCTTGATCAATGCCTGAGAAATCAAACCCACCGCCTTTTACTTTGAATGAGTTGAACAGTGCCTCAAGCTCTTTGCGCCTTCTTTCTCGCCTTTCATCTTCTTTTTTGTCAATTTCAGCTAATTCATTCTTGGCGTCAACACTGGCCTTAATTATGAGAAATCGCTTTCTGTTGGGCTCTATTGCGCTTTCTTCAAGCCTAATTAACTCTGCCTCTAATTCCAAGGCAACCTTGCGCTTTTCATTGGTTGCGCGAAGTGCTGCTTCCTGCGCTTGCAAGAGTCTTGTAGAAATGTCTTGGCGACCTCGGCCTCTCCTACTGGCTTTAGCTTCAGGCTCTTCCTCATCTTTTGCACCTTTGAAGTCAGTTTGCAAGAGCCTATCTGGAACCTGAGGACCAATAAATCCGCCCGTCAGGCCCATTTCTTCCTCAAGCACCGCAAGCATATTGGCTGCATATTGACCTGCGAAGCTATCTCGGCCATATTGTATAATTTCCCGTTTATATCTTTGTCGTGAAAATTCTTGAACGGCGCGTATTGTTTCGTTTACCTTTGACACAACTTTTGTCAAAAATCTCGCGACATCCTCGGAAAATTGTTGGAAACTTGCGCCCATCGGCTTTAAGAGCTTGCCAGTCTCTTCATTTAACTCTTCTAGAACAACCTTCAGTCTGTCACCAGCGGCATCAGGGCCGTCTGCTATTTCTTGCGCGGTTTCTCCATATCGCTTGAAAAGATCTTCAGCGAATTTCATGAAATCTTCAAGCCTAACCTCGCCCTTTTCAAGTGCTTTATCAAGTTCAGCGGGCGTTTTGCCCATTGACTCGGCAAACAAAGTAAATGCGCCTGGCAAGCGTTCACCAATTTGTTGCCTAAGTTCCTCAGCGCTTACTTTGCCCTTACTAAACACCTGTGCGGTTGCTGTTAGGGCTGAATCAACGTCTTGCAATGAGCCGCCAGTAGCGCGAACTGCTGCAACAATGCCCTTAAAGGCTACTTCTGTATCCTTAACGGTGCCGCCCGCACCACTCACTGAAGCCTGTAATTTTGTAAACTGTTGAGTCAGAATTGATTGAGGTATTGCAAAGTCTTTAGTGCTTTGCGTGATAAATTTTAAGCCTCTTTGATATTCTCCCTGAGTCGCTGAAACGCCCTCAAGAGCAATGCGTAGCTTGGATAATTCAGCCGCATATTCAGCTGTTGCCCCCAGCGCTTGACGCAATTGCCCAACCTGTGCGCCAATAGCACCGCCAACAATTGCGCCTTGCGGACCAAACCCAGCGCCAATCAAAGCGCCAGCAGCGCCCTCAGGGCCACCGAACACGCCAGCACCAGCAACAGTACCTGCAATCTGTGCAGCACCACGCAAACCGCCCCCACCAGGGCGACGCTTCTCCATCTTGGCTAGTTCTTTATCTAGCTTCTTCGCTTGCTCAGTTGCTTCTTTGAACTGCTTAGACCCGAACTGGACTGACCGCGCCAACTCTTCGTAACTTGTCTTTAACTTGCTGACGTTGTTGACGCTGCGAACCATCGTTTGGTTCGTCTTGTTTAACTCAGCGCCAATCTTGTTGAAATTAACCTCAGATTGCTTGGCAATATTATTGACTGACTGCAGCGCACTCTTCAGCTTTGAAAGGCCAGCAACGCCTGTAGCCTTGACGGCAATTTTTAGCTGACTTTCTGCTTGTCGTGCCATCAGCTTGCCCTCTTGCTGTTCATCTTAACGAGCGCTGCACGCTCAATCACCTGCACTTTCTCAAATAGCTTAAGCGGCTCTTCAATCTTGTACAGACGAATCAGGATCTCAAGCGCTTGATAGTTCAAGCCAACAAGACCGCTCATACTGACGTTCCACTGGGTCTGCATTCTGA